TTCTGAACATACTGTATGCCCTGTAGAACACTTCCTTGGCCCTTCTGTGAGCCAACGATAGATATACCATAACTTGTTAGCTCATCAATACTTTTTGGTTCAGCACTATCAGCCACAACCAATGCTCTTGGACAGTTAATAAGTATATCGGCTATTTGTTTATTGGTTAATTGTTTTAAGTAAGCAATCTCGTCTAGTATGTACCCTCCATTATAAAAATGAATAGCCACTATCGCCGTGGGATCGTTAGTGTAACCAAAGTCCAATCCATATCTTTCTAATCGGGCTTCGTGTGGAACATCATCAACCGTAGCCCAATCTTTAAATATCCTTCCTTCTGCTTCTCCTAAGAGTCCTTCACCATATACTCTCCACCAGTTCTTGTTTCCTTTACGTACTTCAATAGCTTGGACTATCTGTGGATCTAATGCCTCATTATCACGGTATGTTAGCGTAATAAAATCAACATTTGGCTTACCCATAACTTCAGAGTACCACCAAAACTCGCTCACCGGATTCCAGTCTAACCAGACAATCTTCTTAGTACGGATCTCTAATTGCGTATAGGTCTCATAACTTATGTTATTGGCTTCGTTAATGAATAACACATCACGTCTTGGACCTCTTACCTTGCCGGGTTGGTCGGCAGAGAAAAACTCAATGATAGATCCGGTTTCAAATGTATATACATAGTCAGTTCTATTCCAACTCTTGTCTTGGAAGTAGTTATGTTCCTGAATGATTGAAAGAAAGTCCCGGATAGCACCACGCTTTAAGTGGGGGAATGATTCAGACACAACAGATATCCTTTGATTGTCATGTGTTTGGGCGTATTGAATTAGTATCAGAAGAATAGATACAGTTTTACTTGCAGATGTTCCTCCGGCAACACCTCTTATTCTTTTACTGAGTTTCAGGAGTTTCCTTGTCGCTGTTGTCTGTTGAAACATGGCCTAATATTGGAATTGGTTTACCACCGCTTGTAACATCAACTGCACTCTTTTCTACCATTCCATGATTTGCTTTTAAGAACAAAGATACAATGTTTGAGTTGATTTCTTTACCTCCAAATATACCAACTTCAGTTAAATATTCCTTTTGTTTAACACGAATTTTCTCTAAGGTGTCAGAAATCTCTTTGTGTTCTTTTGCCCATTGATAAACTGTCTCCCTAGAAATGTCGAGTTTAAGGCATAATCCCTCTATCGTTGGTATTCTCATATTAGTAGGTACTGCTTCACTGAAGAAGACATCTATCTTAGCAAGTAGTTCCGGAGTGAACTTTGTGGGTTTAGTAACCATACTCTATATTATATCATAATCTATTTAGTAGCCACTTGCTGCCCTTCAAGGTTTTAATGTCCCCCGGTAAAATATGATTCTTCATTAACTTCTTAATCTTTCGTTCTAACTTAATTTGATATTTTGCTTTCATATTTAATAACTTACTGTTGAACTAATCATTTTTTGCCTTGTCCCAAATTTCTAATAACTCTTTCATTGAGTTTGATTTAGCCATATTTCCGTGTACTGATATTTTCTTTAGGTAGAGTCTGTTCTTTTTAAACTCATTCCACTTAATATAATGAAAAAATCTTCTAATCAAAAACTTGGGTGAATCATTAAACTTAATAGAAAACTCCGTCTTCGGATAGTTGTCTACTGTTCCCATTACTTCTCCGCCCATACATAACCAATAAGCAGCTTGGTATAAATCTCTTGTGTGTTTTATTTCCATTTAATGTCATCTCCCCACACCCGCCAAACTATAATTATCAATATAACAACAAATGTTATTACTTTCATATATTTCTGTCTTTTAATAACTTAGTGTAAGGAACTTATGGAGAGGGTTTAGCTCTCCAGTCACACATTTAGGCTTTAGGGAAAACGGATGTGACCCGACTTCCTTGACACCCTCCATAAATCCCCTACTTTTAAATGAACTTATAACTACTGTTCGGAAAGAGTAAAGATTTGCACCTTACAATTGCATTTACTAGAGCTTAGTTACTTTTGAAGGTAACTGAAGTTTTTGCGTCTACCTTTCCGCCATCTTTCCGAACACTAGCTACAAATTATTTCTTTAAACTATTTGGTTCTTTGCCTTCAATTTCGTTGTCTATCTCTTTGTTACAATCAGGACACATACTGTCATCATAGGTATCTGGTAAAACAATATACATTCCGTTATGATTATAGAACCATTTTCCACATTTAGTACAAACTGCTTTTCTACCCATTATTCACCTCCTTAGATTGTTTAGTTGATTTGTGAGACAAAGATTTTAAATTTATGTATATCTTGATTCTTTTCTCTACCCCCTTATCCTTGTGTGTGTTCATAAATCGTCCTTTTCTAGTTCTTTTAATTTTCTACCCCATTGACCAAGCCTTATGTAGTCCTCTGAACATCCACCAAAAACTTCAATATCCTCTTTCATACCTTTAATCAGCCTTTTTAAATCATCTATTTTTTCTTTTTTATCCTTCCGTGATTTATTTGTTTTGGATGATGTAGTCATAGATTTATAGGTCGTAAAATGTTTTGATAATTTATTTTATTCACTTCTCGTATGAAATTTTCTGTATCGTTATCTGTTATTGGTCTTATAAATATCTGTCCATTCTCCACACCCCCATAGAATACTCTATGCCCGTGTGTGGGGCAACCTAATGCACCTGCCGTATTCATACAGCCATCACAACCTATTACTGGTAAACTAATATCAAAATCGTTTTTCATTTTCCTTCCCCCTTATCCTTGTTGGATGATGTAGTCATAAATTGTTTATAAACTGGCATACTGCTTTTACATATTTATGTTTTTCTTCTTCGCAAACAGGACATAGTTTACCTCCTATTTTGTTTACATCAACATTTAGGGTAACTTGACCAGATAATTCTTCTATCTTTACCCCCTTATCCTTGTGTGTGTTCATAATGAATTATGTATTTTACAATCAGCATTGTCACCTGAAACTTCATTGCAAGTACAATCTCCTATTGTTAGTTCACAATATCTTTGACACCCAGTACAAATAACCCTATTTAATCCCTCTGGGTCGGGTGTTATTGGGTATCTCCAATCCTCGTTACAACATTTACTTTTCATTTTTTATCCTTCCGTGATTTGTTATCCATTTTTATTTTTATGACACTCACAGACACAAGCACTTGCTTTATGCCAGACAAAACCGTCTTTATCTACTCCTCTACCCCAAGTACCAATCTCAGTAGGTGACCAGTTCGCTATATTTTGTATACCGTTATTGCACTTTTCGCACCTCTCTATGGTTATTTGTGATTTGTTGTGCATAGTTAAGATATATAGTGTCCTCTACACTGACTTGTAGGTAAAAGGCAATAAGGGCATCTTTCAGGTATTTGTATTGCGGGTTGTGGATTTTGAATCGTTATATTTATTGTTTGTTTTCTTTCTAACTCAGCGATTCTTTTTTCTAATTCTTTTATTTCTCCCTTCTTAGATTTGTTATTTGATGTAGTGGTCATAGATTATTTTCTAAAATAAAATCTATTAAGTTATTTATCGGAATCATATAACTTGTGCCAGAGCGGTCATATATGTTTTCATTTCCTTTTATTACCAACGTTCTAAATATTCCACCAAGAAATTTTCTGGGAGTAAAAGAGAAAAGAGTATATCCACATTCCCTTATATAGATTTCTGAGTCAGTATAAGCTAAACAAGTCTTGAAATGCCCGTTTGTTTTTCCACAATGTATACAATGTTCCCTTTCACCCTTCTTAGATTTTAGTGATGACATAGTTAGTTACCAATATAAGGCAATACCTGGTCTTCATTGATTATGTAATGGGCATCTAAACGATACATCCTGTATGCTTCAGCTTTAGGACAACAATCACATAATCCTTTACCGTGATTTATTATTTCAAGAATTTTGTATCTGCCAACCCCGTTTATAGAAACCTCTTGACCTATGTTTAATGTTTTTGTCATATTTACTTATTTTGTTTGGGAGGGATTGAGTCCTTCCTAGCTTTAATCAATTTAATCTCTCCACACTCACATATAAACAAGAACCTTGCATTTACAAATATGTCGTAATCGTTAACTATTTTTTGAACATACAGATAGTCCACATAATTGAATTTATGATTGTGCTTTTTATCCCCCCCACCCTTTGTTTTATGTTTCATTTTGTTTTCTCAATATAATTATCCCACGCTTCAAGGAAACCAAATACGCCTAAATCTCCATATAATAGGTGATAAGTATTAAACTTGGAAATTAGTTCACTCGTATCTTTCTTGTATTTTTCAGGGTCAACACTTGCCATCCTGGCAAACTTATTCCAACTTATTATTTTCTTTTTCCCTTTAACTGTTTTATCTTTATTAAGTGTCATAGGTTAAAAAGTTTGTTCCACCACACCCCTCGTAAAACGGTTTTGCAATATTGAAAGTCAGATAGGTATTTGTTTTAATTATCTCCTCTCCCTGACTTGTAAGGTTAATTGCACCATTTTGACGAACTATCAAACCCATTTCCTCTAAATTATTCAATCTACCCAATACTGGACTATTTGATTTTAGGCCAAGTCTTTCTTTCAAAACTCTTATTGGAAATCTTGGAAAATCAATGTCTTTTATGGCTATCAATGTTTGAATATATTTTGTTTTCATATTCTTAGTGTCATAGGTTAATCAATTATTTCTAAAAATAATTAGGCATTTAGTTTCTATGGGACATGGCAAACAAAAACAAAATCCATGCTATTAGTAATATTGGTAAAATGTTCATCTTTATATCCTTTTTGTCTAGTTAAGAAATGCCACCAATCTTCTTCAACAAAGGAATCGCCTCTTTCATGGCTTCCTCTCGTGCTTCACTTCTTCTTTTCATTTCTTTTAATATGGCCGACTTGAACTTTGGGCTGTGTTCCAACATGACACGGACAATTCTTTCAAGAGCTGATATTCTAGCCTCAATTCCATCAGCTTCTTGCATTACATCAAAAATCGCATCTATTTCATATTCGTCAAATTCGTCTTTCATATTTATCTTCTATTTTAGTAATTCCTCTAATGCTTTGTGATATTCAGATATGGCTTGATTGAAAGCCTCTATCTTGTCGTTTCTTCTTAATTTAATCTCTAAATGTATCGGGCCTTCAAAATCCTCCTTAGTAATTAAAATGCGATTAGCTTTCTTTGGTTCTACCTTCTTAATCTCAGACAATATGAGATGTTTGATTGAGCTTCTAAGTTTTTGTATATTATCCGTATCAATATATGGATAAAGTATTTTTTCTAATTTAGAATCTATTTTATTCATACTTTTTAATCAGTATTAGACTTTCTTAAATAAAAATCTCTTACATCATGCTCATAAATAATAAAGTGTCCATCAACAATGGCTCCCGTTGAACCCCTATACCATTTACTAAAACTTGTCCATTTGTGCCGTTTTTCCATCCAAGCTTTCAATTCGTCTCTGTCATAACCTTTTATGCCGCCCGGTGTTTCGTAAAGTTTCATATTATTTAGTTAGTCTTAAAAGACTTACAGCTACAGGGTAAGGATTTGCACCTTACTTAAATACAATAATTTGTATCGGAAACGTATATTTTACATCCCATTTCCCTTTCGCTGTCTAGACAGTTTGCATTTCTATATCTGCCACCCGTATGTGTAAATCTTTTAATGTACCTAATCTCTTACTCAAATCATTGTAAAGTTCTTCTAATTCATAAGTTTTATATTTGTGCGGTGTGACATATTTGCGGTGTATTATGTCTACTATATCCGAACTAAATATTTTTTTAACCGCCTCAGTCATCGGGTACGGGTCACTCTCATGTCTAAAGTTACAGTTTAAACATTGTGCGTAAACATTATCTAAATCCCATCTAGTTGAGTAAGCCACCCTGCTGAATAAATGTCCGGGTGTTAAATTGCTAGTTGTACCACAGACTATACACATACCATCTCTGGCTATGACTATCTCTTTGACAAGTTTGTCTAATTTTCTAACCCAGCCTTTTCGTGTTGTTTTTCTCATATATTTCTGTTCATGTAACTGTCGGTCGATTTATGACAATCCCTGCAAAGAGTTATTCCATTATCTATCGCAAACCTTAATTCCGGAAATCTTGAAAATGGTTTTATATGGTGTGCATTAAGGTTCCCACTTTTATTATTTCCGCACCAAACACAGGTGTAGTTATCTCGTTCAAATACAGCTGTTCTCCAAAGTTTATATTCTAAAGATGATCTAATTGCCAATCTTTCTGGTGTTATGCCACCTCTCCATAAATGACATTTATTTCCAAATACTGGGGTATGTTTACCCTTCCAATACCTAACTGGGTTCCTTAATTTAGCCTGACGTAATTTTTCTTTGTGTTCAGGTGTTAATTTTCTACCAATATTAGCAAGTCTAAGTTTGATTTTAGTTTCTTCGGTCATCGGTTTTGATACAGATTTATGACCTTTTTTGAAACTTCCATTATTTGTCCAACCTTTCTTACCTTTATTTGCTGGCGTATGTCCTTTAATGTATTTCATATATCGTAACCTAAACTCTTATAATACTCACCACAAGTCCATCTCTTGCCAAAAGTTCCACCATCTCTGTCGAACATACGTTTGGCGTAGTCGATGTTAGCTTTCCAGTCAGTATCTAAAGACAATTCTTTTACCGGGTGGAATTTGTCGTTGACTTGGAATATTGACCAGTCGGTTGACCAATATACTCCCTCAGTCTTAGACCAATTTCTATTAAACGCTTTTGGGTCTAAATGTCTATTCTCTGCACAACTCCCCGATCCATTTCCCTGTAAAAGTAAGAAGGCTTTTTGTGAATCTTGACCAAAGACTTTACGGATATATGTTTCTGGTGTTTCTATCGTTTCTAGTGGCTCAGGTGATGCCACAGGAGATTCTACAACGTCACTTGCCATTGCTACAGGAGTTGGTTTATGAGCGATGTCATATCCAACTAAAGCGGTTAAAATCATGATCGTAATAAATATGTTTCTTAAAGTGGACATATTAGGCCGGTTAAAGAGTGATGTACAGCCCTTAACCGCCAGGTGTCTTGTAGTGGGCGAGTCCTCCACACGACACGATCCTAATATATTCACTTAAAAGTTAATGTCCTCACTCTCGGTTGCGTCTTTTACACTTGCAAATCCTTCAGTTTGTTTCTTTAAATCCTCCTGAAAACAGGTCATACATTGTGTGTATGTTCTTTTGTTTCCATTTCTGTCTATTCCATGTTGTCTAAACTTTCTTCCGCATTTACAAACTATTAAAGGGTTGTCTTTGTTATCGTCGTTCATTTGAATAATTCTTTTACATATCCCTCATCTACTCTTGCATCGTATAAGTCAGTATTAAATTTTTCTACCAAGTCTTCAAGTCTTTTAAGATTGAGGGGAGCTTTACCATAATTGGTTCTTCCGGCAATGGCTCGGATTCTTCCCCAAGTCTTAAACATTGACTCTTTTAATTCACTTTTAGTTAGTTTGTTCATTGTGGTTCAGTCCATTCCTTATCAAAATCATGTCCGGTCTTATCAAATCCTACTGCACTCTTAAAAGGATTGTCACCAGAAAACATTGCGTCTAAGTTTATTTCCATGTCTTTGTAAAGTTGTACTATGCCGGGATCTAATACTGTCTTTGGTTTAGGTAATACTTCATATTTAGTTTCCATTTTCTCACCAGTCTTGGTGACTACAATATCGTAAGTTTGAACCGGAGTACCCCAATCTTCATCTCTAACCAATTCTTCTAGAGTTTTTTGAATACCTTTTTGAGTGATCTCTAATATTTGAAGACTCTTTGCATCGTAGTTGTAAACTATCATTGCCCAAAATCTTTTGATTGACTCCGGATCGGCTACAGTGGATACATCAATCTTTTCGTTTATGTGGACTCTCTTGGGAGTTCGTTTGCCATCTTCGGAATCTTCCCACCATTCCCATCCAACTATTGGAGAACCCATTATTCTAAACCTATTAGCACCTGAAACAAATTTCATATAGTCTCCGCCCTTTTGGTTAAGACTTTTACTATCGTTATATTCTTTTGGAAGAAAATCTGTTGTCATTTTGTTTCTTTTCCTTCCTCTCTTTTAATTATCTGCCAAAGTCTTTGTGAACTTAATTGATACTTATGTACCATATCTATATAACTGACTCCTGACTTAAAGTCGTTGTATATTGATTGGTTTCTTGCGGTTTCCGGTTGTGTTGGTTTTCCCATGTTTATATTCTTGCTACTTGTTTATGGTCTTTTGCATGACAATACTTGCAAGGAAGGTAGATAACAAAAAATCCCGTATCTCTTTTATTTAACTTTTTACCGCAAGTTTGGCAAAAACCTAATTTATATTTCATCTTACTTAAGAGTATAAAGAGTATTTATATATATTGCAACAACGTATTTTCGGCCTTTTTTAACCATTTTTGTGCGTAAATCCTTCTAAAAAGTACCAATTTATCCTCGTTTATTTTAAACGGAAAGGAAAATTGTAGTCTCCCATAGACATAAGTTCTAATCTTTTGTGAAGTCTTCTAAGCCACCTAGTCTTATCAACAACATAGGAATTTTTAATTCTTATATCCATAAATCGACACCAAGGAGCATGATACCTATGATTTCCTTTTTTAGGGAAGAACTTCTTTTTACACATAGGGTAAGCACATTCTCTTAACTGACTGGCCCTATTGGCTGGACCATATTTAATCAAATCAAGTCGGTCTAAATTATTTAGATGTCTTTTCTTTCGGTAACGTGTACTTATAAAGATATCCATTACTTTAGTTTAGCCTTCAGTGTGATATATAAACTTTGGTCGGCTCTATATCTCCACCATTCACTACTATTTTTTTCCGGTTTCTTTCCTTTCCATCTATTTGTGAGTTCTTCTATTTTCTCTTTTATTTTAATTTGTTCAAATAAGTCCATATTATTGACATTTTATTCTGACGTGATACAATTCGATATAGATATATCCAGAGGGGATACACCTGAAATTCCGTCAAGTTAAATATCCCCTCTTTTTATATTATAAATCTAACTCTAACTTAGACTTAACTTTGATTTCCTCAGCTACTTTAAAAACTCTTACTTCAGTAGACCTTTCTAATTTCTTTACGAAAGTAGCCACATCTCTTAAGTCTGCAAAATAATTTACATCTGTTCCATTACCGCCATAAAATGAGTACAACATCCAATCGCTTTTAAAATTTGATACAACCACATAATTGGCCGGATCAGATTTCGGGGCAACTTCTTTGACTTTCTTCGTTTTCTTTAATTCTTTTTTCTTCATTATCTACTCACCACCCTTCTACCTAAAATCTTCTTCCTAAATATATCACCTAATTTACACATATTGGCTAGGTAATTATCTCTGTTTATTTCGTGTTCGGGTGGGGGAGTGTTATCTACAACATAACCTTCATACATTTTCATCGGATGTTCGGGAAAAAGGAAGGTCTCGGAAACCTTCTTCCATTTACTTCTGCATTGTTCGGCTGTCATGTAATGGGTGTGTCCTTCACAAGTTACTTTTAAGAGTTTTCCTTGCTTGTATGCTTGGCGGACATATTTAGAGTTTATCCGGACACAAGGGGAACCTTCATATACGAAAAGTGGCGTTTTAATTGGCACCTCGATAAAATCACTCATGTAATTGTTTTTCTCCGAAAATTTTATCCCACAAATCTATTTCCTTTTGATTCATTATTGGATTCTGACTTCTATCCATTATTGCCCCCGGGTGCATTTCTAATTCTTTTGGTCTTTGAGGTATATTATCGGGAGGATAAACGGGGTCAATACTTTTAATTGCATTTAACATCAAAGTAAATTTTCCAACTTGTATAAACTTTTGTCCTTCATTTAATGCTTTCAAAATAGCATCTCTCTCTTGTAAAGTAATGGTTATACTATCCTCTTGGATTCTCTTGATGAGGAAATGTTCTTGCCATTCTTCAGGAATTCCAGTTTGGGTCTGGGGTAATGACTGTAATTTTTGATCGACCATTATCCTCCTTTCTAATTTTCATGGCATCTTGTTTAACAAAATTTCTAAGGGCGGCTAGGTAATTCTTGTAATGTTTACCGGAACGCTCACAATAATTTACAAGGTCATCGTACTTACTTTTAACAAAAGATACTGGCACCTTATAAGTGTCTGCAATTTTATTAAAATCCTCATCGGCTATAGAGTGTATATGTGTATACTTAATATGTGTATCCTTATGCTGTTGTAGAACTGTAGGTGGTGATTGCAGTTTAACTGTATATGGTTCATCCATGTACACTTTTTCTGTACGTGGTATCTTTTTCCATTCTGTCTTATCTAAAAGTGTATAAGTATTATTCAACCAAACTCCATTTTCATTTCTTATTTTCTTAACATCTATCAAACCCCACTTTTCAAGTAACTTTGTTTTTTCCATAACTGTTCTCCATTTAATTCCTAACTTTTCAGCGATAGTTCTTTGTGAAGGAAAAGCCACCTGTTCTTTATCAACATGGCGACAAAGGCATATATATATCATAGAAGCTGTTACTCCGAGGTGTCTTGCGTATCCATTTAAGTAGGCATCGTCTACCATGAAAAATTGCTTATTTCTGAAGTCTCTGACCTTAATTGGGCGTAGCATAGTGCAATTTTACTACACTTTTATTTTGTTGTCAAGCTTTCGGGTATATTTTGCCTTCCAACTGTCCCTCTATCATTCTGACTTCGTGGTGTGTTTGTTTTTCATGGGTTAGTCCTGCATTCCTGGCATGGTCTAATTCTTGGGGAAACATGGGTTTAGCTCCCTCATGTTCGTAACCTTTGTGTTTGTAGTAGATTATCTTGGGGCCACAACTTGTATGACATTCTGGAGAGTCGCAGTAGACTATGACGTAGGAAGCTCCGAGAGCACTACGTTCACTTTTCATGAACCCAATTCTATAACCTTTACCCCCTCATAACTTGCATTTTGAATCTCGGCCAGTTCATCTCTTAAATCTTGGATTTTCTCTGCATCTGTTTCTTTGGCCGTAAAGATACATTCCTTCCCATTGCA